CACTTAATCTTAACAATAACAAGGTACTTGAAAATACCCTTGGATTTATTCCTTGTGTAGAAGTTCTCAACAATCCCGACGCTTTCGGTACCGATGGCAGCGGAGAATTTGAATGGTTAGCTAACCAGATCATTGCTCACGATGAGATGGTAAAGAACATCAGGGCAAACCTGTCGTTCTTTGGTAATCCAACACTCCTTTCATCCCGGCCAAAACACGACATTGTTGAAACTGCAAAAGACGGTGCAGTTCAACGACCCAGCATTGCAAGCCAATCTGGATTCCAATCAGAGTTTTCTCTCTCCAGCTCGACCTTCAAACAAGATCCGACAGAGCGCCAGCAAGCTGGTTACATCGGCTTACCTGGTGGCGGCCTCCGTGTTCCACGGGTGATTGCCAACCTGGAACCAACAGATCGCGTTGGCTTTATTACACCTAATGCCATCAGCACAGATCAATCCCGTTATGTTGATCAACTGCGTTCTGAGATCCGTTTAGCACTCGGCGGTATTGATGACCTTTCAATTACCAACGTTACTGCTACCGAAATTAAATCTGCTTATGGTCGCGTTAGCGCCACCGCAAAGAAAAAGTGTCTGCAGCTTTATACCTACGGGATCTGCCGTTGCTTTGAACTGATGATCTATCAGGAAGAGCAGCTCTTCCGTAAATCATTAGCAGTTGCATCTGGGTTAACATATCCGATATTGCCGGAAAATGCTGATGATGAAGCACTAGAAAAACACCGTAAAGCAAAAGAGAAGTATGAGAAAGGGTTGGATAAAGCTTTAAACAAAGCTTTTGAAACCAAAGAGATTCCTGATGGTGTAATCGGTCTTGCTCCAGATGGTGACCGCACAGTGCTTTGGCGCTGGATGGGTCCTGTCTATGAAGACACACCACAAGATAAAGTTAATCAATCTATCTTTACCCGCAACTTACAAGAATTGGGTGTTGATAGTATTGAGGCACTTAAGTACTTGTTCCCGTCCAAAACGGATGACGAAGTTGCAGAGATGCTCTCCGGTTATCCTTTCCGGATGGTTGGTCAAGTACAACGAGCGTATGCATCATTCCTTGATCTCATTAATCAAGAAATGCGTACACCTCATCCCCAGCGCCCAGATCTCCCCCTGGCAGCTGATCCGCGTCTTGATCTGACGCCATTCCTTTACAGAACACTCGAAAGTCTCCAGAAAGAGGTAACCTATGCAGGCCGATACCGCAGCGCCGATCCAATCGGTACCCCAACAGTATTCGACCCCGCCGAGCAGCTACGCGGCGCCGGTAGCACAACAGACGGCAGCGCAAGCTCCGGTGGCAACAACCAGCCAGTGGGTGGCGCCTTACCAACCGGCCCAGGCTCCAGCGCCCCAGATGCAAGCGCAAATTTCGGCAGCCCCGTACGCCCCTATCCAATCGTACCAGCCAGCCCAACCTTCAGCGGAGAACCCGTACAAGGAAGCGTTCAATCGGGTGGTGTCGCTCCTGAGTTCACCAGTTCAATTCCCGTTCCAGGGTCAACAGTCCGTACCGACACAGGGAATCGACCCGGCCAGCTTCAGTTCCCAACAGACCGGAACATTCAGCAGCAATTCGGCAGCCCCGATTTATCCGTCCAGCCAGGGTTACTCGCCCAGTTATTCCCCAACATCGCAGGAAATAACAACACAACAGCTCCTCGCAAACGGGGTAAGTCCTCAAAGTCTTGAGGTCATTGACCACTTTGGTGCCGATGCACCTGCTGTTCTTAACGATTACGCTTGCACTGTTGAAGATGCTTTGATTGCTCGTTATGAGCAACTATCAGAAGCTGTTCAACTGTTAGAAGAACTGGCACAAGAACATCAAGCTTACGAAAAGATCTTGACTGATCCTGACGTACTTGCTGATTACACTTGTGAGTTCTTTGGTGAAAACGGTCCTTACCCGGTTCAAGATGAGCAGAAAGCTTATCAACAAGCTTATGCAGAACCTGAGTACTACACTCCAAACCTGGAGCGAGCAAGTATGCCGGTTCCGCCAAGCCCTCAACTAGATATGGATTCTCGAAATTTCTGGGATAATTTTGGCACTGTTGCAGATCGTGATCCTGCTAATGCCTGGCGCTATCTTTCGCAAGCTCAACGCAATCCCGGCGTCTTCCGCCAGAAACTCCTTGTCATGGAGTGATCTTTAAAAACAATTGAGTTTAGAATAAGGGGTAGTGATTACTGCCCCTTTTTTATTGTAAAGATATGGCAATGCTTCCAGATTCTGCACGCACTGCAGCTAGCTACTTAGGTGGCGGCATTGCACGCGGCATTGAACAGAAAGGTGCTCAAGTTGCAAAAGCAGGTATGCAAGCTGCAGAATCTGCCGGTAGCGGAGTTGGTAAAAAAGTTGGACAATTTTTACAAAACATTGGCGGTCAAGCTCAGCAATTTGGTTCTTCTGTTGGAACTCAAGGTTCAATTAAAAAACGTGATTTAGGCCTTGCTGCTGCAGGTGCTGCTATGACCGGTGCTTTTGTTGGAGGCATGGGTGCTAATGCAGGAATTAATTCTCTAATTGCTTTTCAAGCAAGTGATCCACGCAGCCGTACAATGGCTCAACCAGGACAAATGGGAGATAGTCCAATGCCCGCTGATTTACAAACAAGTTACATTGCGTTAAACCAACTTGGCTCTCCTTTAGGTACACAACAATTACGTCTTTCTTATGATGTAAAAAGTGCACAACAACGGCAACATTTATTGCGTGCTGCAATGGGTCCTGAACCTATTTACACTTCTAACTCTAACAAGGAATCCTAATGGCTAAGAAAACAAAACCAGAAGCAAAAGAACATTTAGAAATGTTTATTGCTCAAATGAATCCAGAAGTTTCAACTGGACAAAGTACTTTGCAACCTGTAGACCATAATCCTTACGGACGAATTGGGCCCCTTCCGCCAACAACCTATAACTACGGGAATCGGACAGGTGGATACCAGTCTGTTCAACCCTATTTTGATCCAGAGTGAATCAAGCTGAACAAGCTGCAGTTCAAGGGACAGCTGCCCTAGCTGGTATGCTTGGTGCACAAGCCTTGAAACGTGGAGCCGTTAAACAATATCAAAAACGGGGAATGGAAGAAACTGGTTCTGCTTTTGAGCAGCCAGGTTTTAATAGAATTCTTGAGCAGTACACACAACAAACAGGATTAGATCCTGAAGTTACTGCTAACTTTCACCCTGCCGGAGTTAGCTATTCAAGAATTGGGCGTAACTCTATCTCATTAAATTTAGATAAAGCAAGTAAATTTACACTGGGACATGAGCTTGGTCACCAAGCAATTGAAGCAGGTGGTGGACCTCTTCAGTGGATTCAACGTCATGCTTATGATGGCATTAACCCTAACGTATTAGGTTTAGCAACAGTTGGAATTAGCGCTGCTGTTCCCTCTGTAAGACGTGCTGCATCTCTTGCTTTGGGAATGAACTATCTCAATAACAGTGGTCGCATTCTTACTGAAATTGAAGCTAGTCGCCGTGGCACTAATCTTGTTAACGAGTCTGGTTATCCTGTTTCGGCTGCTCCTGGCGCATTTCAAGCCGCAGGTTATGTAATGTCTCCAGCGGTTGCAGCTCTTGGTGGCCTTGGTGCAGGTAGGTTTTTACGTTCTTTTGTCCAGGAAATGGGCCAAAATTAATAAAGCCAATAAGTAAGTATTGCTATAATTTTATTAATGGGGCGGAAGTTCCCAGATTTACCGTGGTTCTTTGCCACAAGTCAGGGATCTTTCTGGATCTCCGGTGTCAGCTAAAACTACGCTGAATAACCAACATGTTTATTGATAACGACTTTCCCAAGCTGTTGGGTGCGGAGCTGTACCGCCCCCATCCAGCTTACATCGTGGAAATGGCTTGCGAGCCTGTTGTCGTCCACGACTTCACCAAACAGCCCGGCCAAACGGTTCAGTTAGACCGGTACCGCTTCTGGGGTAACCCTGGTACCAAGACCAACCGTGAGCGTACCCAGGATCAAACCATCGGTACTGCTAACAGCCGGTCCATCGTTAAGGACAAGGTGCTGGTGTCTCTCCGTGAGTACACCGGTCCTGCAGATCCGAACAACGCTAACCTCCCGAGCACCTTCAAGATTGCTCGTGAGACTCTGATGACCGCTCAGCGTCTGCTGCTGGACACCGGGAACCTCAACATGTTCCACCAGTCCATCGGTTCGCTGACCCTGCTGGATGACTATCGCCGCTGGCGCGACCGTGTGTTCCTGGACGAACTGTTCAAGTCCGAGTCCCGTGGTCAGTCCTCCGACACCCAGGGTGGTTACTACTACCCCAACAACAAAGCAAAGACTGGCGCTACCACGCTGACTGCTTACACCGCTACTGAGTATGCCTCTGAGCGTTATAAGTTCAACGTGAAGACCGACCTGCTTGAAGTGGTGAAGAGCCTCCGCAAGCGTAACGTCCCCGTGTTTGCTGACGGTTACTACCGTTGTATTGCTGATCCCTCTTTCATGAAGGATCTGCGTGCTGATCAGGGCTTCCGTGAAGTGGCTCGTTATCCTGGCTTTGCTGGTGGTAACCCGCTGATGAGCGGTATGAACCCCAACGCTGCTATCTATGGTGGCGGTCAGTACGGCCAAGCTCAATTTGTTGGTGGTGAGCCCACCATGCCTTCTGGCTTCGTGTTTGAAGGTGTGCGTTTCTTCGAGTCCACCAACTTCCCCTCCAAGACCATCACCGTTGACATCGGTGACGGCGCTGGTGCTGTTTCTCACGACACTCCTCCTGCACTGTTCTTCGGTCCTCAGGCCGTGGGCGTCGGTATCGGTGGTCCTAATGCTCAGGTGCTCATCAACAACAACGATGACTTCAGCCGCTTTATCATTCTGATTTGGCAGCTGTACGCTGGCTTTGCCAACCTGAATAAGGACTTTGTTACCACTGCTTTCACCATCGTTTGAGGAAGGAGGTAATTAACAATGGCTGCTTACAAAGAAGAAGCCGGTGCAATTCTGCAACCCGGTAATCAAATCAACCGCCTCTCCTCCTATAACACCGAAGGTGTTTATGGTTGGCCTGGCGTCGAAGCTTTTGAGCTGATTGGTTATGCCAAGGTTGATAACCTTGCTGCCGATAAAGCTAACTTCAAGAGCTTTGACATTATTGTCCCCTCTCCTGATCGTCGTCCTGACGACCGGGTACGTGACAACCGCACCTCCCTTGTGGTGCAAGCCAGCTCTGATCGTCCTGCTTACATCTATGGCGCTTCTATCGCCATTGCTCAGGACCTCCCCGCTGGTGGTCTGGCTGGTTTCCCTGCCTCCCCTGTGACTTGTGCAATCGGTGGCACCTCCACCGAAGGTCTGCTGCTTGGTCCTAACAACGGTGGTTCTCCATTCGGTGTTCCTTCGACTCAAGCTAATGGTCTGGCTGCTGCTAGCTCCATTGTGTCTGCAACCAGCTCCCTGTTTGCTCAGGGTCTGAGCGACACCACGATTGCTGACCTGCCCTTCACCACTGCTGTGACGACAGCAGGCATCGTGGCGGCTGACTTTGCCAACTCGATGTTCTATCGCGTTACTGCAGATACCACCTTCAAGGTGTTCAACGTGAACGCTGTGACCTCCACCACTGTGGACGGTGACGGTGTGTTCATCAGCTCGACCGATAAAGATGCTGGCAAGGCTGGTTACATCCTTTGCCGCGTTAACTATCTGCGTCCTGCTGCTGCTGTGGCTTGG